TAATAAATAACAAGGTTGTTCTTTATTTTGATTATTAACATATGTGCTTGGTACAAAGAATTGAGGACTGCTTAATTTTAAGCCGTCCAATATTTCAACGTATTTTTTAATTTTTGACATTTGTATGATCCTCTCTTTCTTTAATTCTTTTAATAAAAATCAAATAAGAAAAGATACTAGTGCCTTTATTTTTTTGTGTAACGAATAATTGCTTTAAATTTATAATTTGCCCAACTATAGTTATTAGCAAAACGAATATTATTTATATTCAAAATGAAATACGTACAGTAGAATGTTCCTGTATTACCACCAGAATAATAGGTAACAGGAAATCTATAGAAATCTTCTCCATTAGAACATGTGACTTCATAATCAATGAATTCACCCAAATTACTGATTGAGTGATCTATGGTGCTTACACCAACCCTAAGTCCAGTCCATGTAATTATTTTTTCATAGATTTTTTTACCATCAATCCAATATTTTCCCGTCCAATGTTCATCTGTAGACATTTGTAGATTAAGCAATTCATTTCCATTTTTATCAATAAGTTTTGGCATGTTGACATCTAGGCTAAAACTAACCTAAATGCTTTTCACCACCAATCTTTTTAAAGAATGAGAAAAGGCACTTCGTTGTACCTTTCCTATTTTTGGTAAGTTGTGTGTGTGTGTGTGTGTGTACAACGCACTCACGTGTTTCAAAATCTTTCATATTTTTCTCCTTCCAAAAAAAAAAGAGCAGAAATCAATCTACTCTTTGTAATATACTGCATCTTTTAAATCAGTTTCTAATTCACTGACTGTCTTTTCAAGCTGTCCAACTTGCTTTTGCAATGATGTTAATTGTGACTTCAAAACAAACGTATCTTTTAACTTTGTCATAAAAGTTTTTAAAATATCACTTGTTAGAAACTTAGTGCTATTAGCTGAAACAGTTGTTGAAGATGCATGTTCACTTACGTTTGAAAACAAAACTCTTTTAAAGAAATCTTTCATATATAAGACCTCCTCCTAATTGATTATGCTCCAAATACTTCAGTCCACATTGTATTTAATTCAGTATCAGTCATTGCTACTAATTTAGCGTTGATAGCTGAAGTTACTTGTGCTGCAGTTTGATATCCTGAATCATTTGTCAATGATGATACTTTTGTTGGGATATCTGTCTTTTTAGCATAAGAGCTTAGATCCATTTCTCTCGAACCTAATTTTTCAAATTTAGAATTGATATAGATGTATTCATCATAGATATTATTACCAGAATCACTATTAGCAACTAAATAGATAATACCTTTTTTACCTGTTGAAGGTAATGTTTCAACGACCGAGTAATCGATTTGAGTTACCCCTGAAACTGCTGAAGCAATTTCTTTTGTTACATCAGCTGATTTTGCATAAGCAGATAAATCTACATTTACAGCTTTCGATGAATCAGGAGTTAAAGCTGTACCATTTACTTTTACGCTTTCAATTTTGTTTGCTTGAGCACCAGTAGCAACACCGTTTAATTTTGTTTTATCAGCATTTGTATAGTCATTTGTAGATAGACCTTTACCAGTTTCTTTTGCTACAAATTTCCCTTCTCCCCAAGCTTTAATTTTTCCTAGGGCTGTTTTTAAAATTGAATCAGTTACAAAACTCATAATATATCTCTCCTCCTAATTGATTATTCTCCAAATACTTCTTTCCACATATTGTCTAATTCACCATCAGACATTTCTGTGGCTGTTCCCTGCATATCTTTCCATGCAAAGTCATAATCGATATTGCTTGCTTTTTGCAATACTTGGTCTTTATTACCACCTGCAGGAAGAGTCGCAAGTTCTTTTTGTTGTAATTCTTGTTTTAAATTAATTAATTGTTCATACAGCAACTTCATGTTTGGATCCATTGGTTGTTGTTCCTTATCATCCTGATCATATTCGACATCTTCGATTTTCAATCTAAATGGTTCAAATGTCTTAGTAGAATTATTATCACTGTTTCTGCCAATCAATGTACAGGTTAATACCCCTGCTATTTGAGTAAGATTTTCTCCAATGATAAACAGATTTTGAAGTAATGGTATTTCAGTTACTTCATCGTCCATATCTACTTTCAAGTAGAAGTTCCAGCCATCAATGAATAGATTTTTGTTGGTGAATTTGACAGCTGTATTGTTGCTATCATACTTTCTTCCAGCATAGAAGATATTTCTAGTACATGAATGTGATTGATTTTCATTCAGATAGATTTCAATAATTCTCATATGTTAACCCTTGTAAAAGATTGCATCACTAAATGAATTGACTGTCCTAGCAATTCTATCGACACCTGAAATATTGATTCCATTCAAATGAACTCTGAACAATTCAATTTGACGTAAAGCACCACCGTTTTCAAGATCATCTTTTATTAATGACGGAACTGTTTCTTGCTCTCCAGGTGTACCTTGGATGACAACAATATCGTGTGATTCTCCGCTCTCGTCAACTTTAAATTGAGCAACGATACAATCGCAACGTTTCATGTTTTGAGCACCATTTTCAATTGGTACATCGCAATACATTCCTGGTTTAATTCTAAGAAAATGTCCTTGGTTGATAAGCAATCCATCAGCAATCCTTATTTTATTATTGCTGACAATAGAAGCTTCCATTTGATTGCCTTTTGTAAAAATACCATCAACTGAATATAGAGCATCGAACAAATATGCATCGATACTTGCAGATACTTCTTTTCCTGCCAATGTAATTGCCTCAACTGCATCACTTGAACTTGCCATCTAATCACCTACCTTGTAATCAATGTCACAGTCTGTATAGTCTTTTTCAAACGTACATTTGACTATCTTTTGAACAATAGGCTTTTGCATAGAAATACCTGTTATGTATTCTTTTGCGCCTACGATATCACCAATTTTAGGAGATAAATTATCAAATGTGATTTCTAACGAGTTATCAGTCTGTGCTTCTTTTAATTTTGTTTTGGTTCCATCTATCAATTCTTGAATGCTTTCAACATTTGAATAGTCATATGTCATTGTATTCAGTTCACTTGGAATCATAGAGTCATCATCAATTTCACTCAGTTCTAAGTATTGATCATTGATTTTAAAGACATGAACAACCTGCCTTTCTTGCAAATCGCCTTTGCCTAATCCAATGCAATGATTGCATTGATTTATATCTTTTTTAGCGATAATCTGCAGATTGTAATCATTGTCGAATTGGAGTTTTTCGGAATAATTGATAATAGGCTCAACTGAAAGTTCAATCTGTCCATCTTTATTCCAAATAAGTTTAAGTTTGGCATTTGCATCATTTAGCATTGTTTCAAATGCTTGTAGTGTGTTGTAATAACGTGCCTGATAATTAATAGTTATTCCACTATCTTCTTGTGAAACAACAAAAAAATCAGCCAGTTTCTTTTTTAAACTTACTGATTTAGATTTATTCTCAATATAATTGAAAAAATTAGTTGATGAATTGATATATTCTCGAATGCATTCGTTTGCTTCACCTTTGAATTCATAGTATTCATCAGTTCTTTTTCTAGGCTGAATAATATCATTTGCTAGCAATTTTCTTGGGCATATACCACCTATTTTTACCTCTTCAGCCTCAGTATCTATTTCAATGCTTTTTACTATCCCACCAAATTCGGTACCGACACAATAGAATCTGCTGTCATATGTCAATTTGCGGTCCCAGCTGTCAGTTGAAACAGTTATTTCAAAGTCATTTTTTGCTTTGTCATATGTTCCAATTTCTAAGTCTAGGCTGCAATTTAATAAAGGTCCTTGTTCGATTCCGTTAGGATCCGTGTAGATGAACTCCATCATTATTCATCACTCTCCCATTTTGGCTCGCTTCTTGCATCGTAGACAACGATATCAAACGAAAAGGAGTTGTTCCAAACGACAATATTTGTACCAGGTGGGATGGGAACATACAATCTGTTGTCTTTGTTCCTGTCATTGAAAACGTTTATTTCATCACCATGTGCCGTAATTTTTACAGCTTTCTTTTTCATGGTGTCGATTTCAAGCCTTTCATTTGCTTCAAGTGTCGTATTGATTTGATAAAGGTTGTCTCCTATTTTAATGGCCGGGTCTTGTGCTGGACCATAGATTCTTAACAGAACATCATTTTCAATAACTCCAATATTTCTAACCGTCATCTGTCCTTCAGATGCACCATACACGTAAGGATATTTATAGGAATACTTCTTAGTCCCTGCTTTTCTGCCTTCACCTGTGCTGTAAAAATGGTGGGTATCTTCCTTGATCCATTTGGCTGAATCAGTTACCAGAGTTAAATCTACCTTTGCGTATGGAAGAATATATGACTTCATGTCTTTTTGGTTTTTAAAGATATTGCACTCTATATAGTAGTCATTATAGAAGAGTTTTCCTTTGACATTGCTTACGTTATCTACATCAAATATCTCAACGAGTCTATTTAGAGCACTGTAGAAGTCTTTTTGATTTTGGCTAAAGATATCTACACTAACCTTTTTCGTTTCGACATCACGATAAAAGCGTGTGACCCTTCTATTTTCAGTTTCATATGACCACTCAAAGTTAAAAAAGTCAGTTTCTTCAATATGATAAGGAGCACTTAACAAATCTATCTGCTCATTGTTTGAATTGACATAATATACTTTCATAAATGCTCCTTTCTAAATGATTCTGGCAAATTCACGCTTGTCTACTTTGAAAGACATACCACTATTTCTAATAGCCTTTGCAGTTGAATTTCCCATCTTATCATAATCAATTTTTAATTCATTCGTGACATTGCTTTCAAAAGCTGTTTGTCTTGCAATATCAAGATTTGTTTTTAGTTCGATATCATCCAAATTGAAGTTCATGATACCATTCAAATCACTTGTCATTTTTTCAAGTTCTTTGTTCATGGATTTTTGAGCTTTTGGCATGGCCACTTCAAAACCTACCGCAATTCCTGGTGGCAAGAATTTACCAATGGCATCTCTCATGACTTTTGAAGGCGAATGAATACCAAAGAATCCCTTGATACCATCTACAACACCATTTGCAAAATCACCAATCTTGCTAAGCAACCAGTCTTTTGCGTTCTTGATACCATTCCAGATACCTTCAACGATATTTTTACCTACATCAGCAATCTTTCCTGGTAATCCTGAAAGAGTATTGACAATTCCATCCCATAGTGATTTGGCAGCTTCAATTCCTTTTGAACCCATCTTGACAACGAATTCAGCAACCTTTCCAATAGCATTCGACAATACACTCCAAATTTGGCCAGGCAACCCTGTTACAAAACTGATAACGCTTGATACAAAGTTTGAACCTGCTTCATATCCTTTGGAAATCAAATTCAAAGCAAACTCAGCTACTTTTCCTATGATATCAGTAATATATGTCCAGAATTGGCCGGGCAATTGAGAAATCCAAGAAATAAAACCTGTTACGAAATTTGGAACATCAACCGTTACAAATTCAACAAATTTCATTCCAAGGTCTACGATCAATGCAATGATATATTCTATAGCGTAACCTATATTGTAAGGGAGTTCACTAAAGAAACTGACTACTGAATCAACAAATCCGCTTACAGTTTCTATGAAACTATTAAACGCTTCTGGAATTGTTTCAGTGAAGAAGGATGCAATCGTCTCGCCAATCCCAACAAAGAATTCAACAATTGAATCGCCGACACCTTGAAATGTTTCAACAAGTCCATTGAATGCTTCAGGCAATGTCTTGGTAAAGAATGGTACAAGTATATCAGCTACACTTTGAAATGATGCTTTGATATTTTCCCATTGCTTTGACCAGAATTTTCTGAATCCATCACTTGTATTCCATAGGTAAAGGAACCCAGCGACTAATGCTGTGATCCCTGCTAGAACTAAACCAAAACCGCCTCCGTTCATTGCTATACTCAATAATTTTTGTGCTGCCGCAAGTCCTTTTGTAGCAACATCAGCTGCAGAGGTAATAGCTTTGTATGTAGCAATTGCTGTAGCTACTGTAACTATTATTCCTGAAAGAGGAGCAAAGTTATCTAATACAACGCCTGCTATATCGTAGAATAAATCTCCTAAAGGTTGTAACTGGTCTTTGACCTTTCTAACTTTTGATTCCAATTCTTGCATTGGGGTCGTTGTTTCATCAGCAAACTGTTGTCCCTTTCCTGAAACATCATCAAAAGTAGTTCCAACACTATTTAACGCCTTTGCAAATGTAAGATTGGCATCTTCTCCCATTGTACCGAAAGCTGTAGCTGACATTGTCAATGCTTTTTGTTGATCATCACATTTAGTAATGTCACTTACGATACTGTCGATAACATCCTTTTGAGTGGCTTTTCCATCCTGCCATGCTTTGAATGTCTTTTGTGTTTCGCTTGAAAATGAACCTAGAGCACCCTCAATAGTTCCATCAGCTAAACGAGTAGTTACTTCATTGATGGCATCATTTACCTTATCGAGATTATACGCTCCACTATCGGAGCCATTTTTCAATAATTGGAAATATTCACTTGCTGAATATCCCGCTTGAGAGAACTTTCCTGAATACTCTGAAATGTTATCTCCTAGTTCATCAGTCCAGTCCAACCCTTCTTGAGTTCCTGCGACAATATAGTCCATTGCTTCTTGTGCAGTTAACCCAAAGTTTTTCATCAATCCTTTGACACCACGCAATGTTTCATTCATATCTACATCAAATGTATCTTCAAGAATGATTGCTTGTTGTGTGATGGAATTAAGGGTTCCATCATCCATCTCTCCTAGGTTACGTTTGATGCGAACAACAGCTTCAGCGACTCGGTCCATACTTTCACCAAGCCCAGCCTCATAAACATCCTTGATGACCTGTGCAGTCTGTCTCGCTTGGTCATCTGTTTCTCCTAGAGCGCCTTTGACACGTGCAACTGAATCTTCAAAATCAGCATAGACTTCTTTTCCAATTTCAGTTCCTTGTTTAATTGCTTCTCCTATGGCTAGATATCCTGCAATCTTCGCACCGAATGATTTGACTTTGTCTTCCATTTCTTGAAGCGCCTCTTCAAAATCATCCGCTTTTTTCTTAACACTATCTAATTTAGATGATGCTTTATCTTCGACATCAACTTTACCATCAACATCTATAGCTTTTTCAACCGCAGATGCTTCTGATTTTACTGTCTGGGCACTCTTTTCAAAATTGGAAGTGTCCATTTTTGCACTACCTTCAACTTTTGCGTTATCAGTAGCTTCTTTTGAAAAACTTTCAACCTCGTTTGATGCTTCATCAAGCTTCTTTTCTAGTTTCTTAGTATCAGCATCAACGTTAGGTTTAGCTTCTTTTTGTGATACATCTTTAGCAAATTTATCTACTTTTTTATCAGCTGTATTGAGTTTCTTATCAACGTTTTTATCATTGATTTCTAAATCAATAACAACTTTACCATCTGCCATCATACCACCTGCCTTTAATTTATTCTTTTGGAATTCCTAACGATTCAAATAATTCTGCTTCGATTTCTTCCTGAGTTCTTTGGAATGGGTCTCCCTGTTCTTGAATAGCATAGTAATCTTGAAGTTCTTTCATTCTTGCACGTTCCTTCTTGTCCTTGATTTTTGATAGATCCGCAGTTCTATATCCAACGACCTGAACGAACTTGGTGTCGTCATTCAATCCATTAAGTAATGCTTTGAATTCCCACCAATGCATATTGGTTCTCAATAGATTTATGCCATACTGCTGCATAAACGCAGCAAAGATGAGGTCCATATCATAATCAAAAAGAAACCCAACTTTTTTATTAGGTTTCTTCTCAGGTTTATCCGGTTTATTACACTTGTAAAAATTAAGAATTCCTTTCAGTAATTCCAATGAATCGATACTTTCCATATATAATTCATAGTTTGGAATCACCAAATCAAACAGCATAGGGATTTTATAATTTTCATCAACATACTTGTCAGAAACGATACAAGAGAATTGAATCCACGTTCTAAAATCAGTTCTTATTTCTATTTCTTGATTTTCTATTCTTATTGTTTTTTGAAGATCTCTTTTGTCTAGAATTAACATAATCTTTTAACCCGTATTTGTTTTTTGTGTAATCCATTTGCTTTTGAAGATTTCCAAATTCCTTTGTAAGTGAGTTTAAATTGTCAAGCTCATTTTTGATTCTGTCTTGCTTTTCTTTTTGACGTTCAGTCGTAGCATGTTCATCAAACTTGGCTTGAATTTCTTCAGCAAGAGCTAGGATTACGTAGTAAGGTTTTAAATCATCCTTATCAAAAAGATAATCATATGAGCCTTTTCCTAGCAATTCATCAATGACGACTTGACAGTCTTCAATAAAGGTATCGTCAATTGTACGATTGCCTCTGTATTTTTTGATGAACTTGTCAATCAGCAAATGATTATCGATATTGTCAGCATCGATACTGAAAATACGATCTTTAATTTTTACATCGAATAAATTTTCTTGAATCTTGATTTCTAACATAGTAACAATCCCTTTCCTATTTGATTTCTATTTGTTTGCTGGTGTTGATGACGCACCTGATTGAGGTGAAGCAGCTGTAAATTTACCAGTTGTGTAGTCATATTCACCTGCAGTAAATTCTCCGGTTGCTACATTGTATTTGCCATGTTCGGAAGCTCCCTTTTGAGCGAAAGTTCCTTCCAATGCGATTTTCCCTCCACCTTCACCAGAACCAGGATTAGATGGTTGAATTTCATATTGTCTGTGATGTGCTGCAAAACATCCAGTTGAACCTTCAACAGGTGCCCATGTTTCAAATTCATATTCATCAAACATGGAACCAATAATTTCTTTTTTACCAACTTCATAGATATGACGAACAAACTCATTGCCAGGAATCAATTCACCTGAATATGAAACCGATGGTGTGTATGCCATCATGTTTGAGTGAGAAGTCTTTTCATTGATATATTGTCCGTCATCTGTTGAAGGATCTACAGCTTGTGTCCAATCCGTTAAACCAGTACCAGCCAATACAGGTTTTGATACACCATCGAATTTGACGTAGTGTAGGTTTTCGTGGCGATTTACTACAGTATTTCTTAATGTTTGTGCCATTATTCAAACGCTCCTTTCTTGTAGTAAGTTAATTGATACAGTGCTGAAAAATTAGCGATGCCATTGTCATAGGTTTCAACACCAGGATTGGCAATCATTTCTAATTTCTGTGGAACTATATCTTCAGGAAAAACAATGTTTTCAAATTTATTCATTGTTTCCATTTCAAATTGGTTTGCTAAATCATCTAGAACATCCGTAATTTTCTTGACGCTCTTTTCAGTTTTAGCTCCTGATTGAAAATTAATATAAAAAGGCAATACTGCAGTATAGCCTCCTATGATATTTTCATTAATTTTTTCAGCACGATTAGATATTCTTTGAACCATGATTTGGTCATCCTTGTTTGAAGTAAAGAAATCTAATTTCCACATGTTTTTTTGTACATTTTGAATATCCAACTTCTTGCAAAAGTCATAGATACAATCCAATACCCTGTTGTATTCTTCATATGTCAGTTTTTTATTTGATTTATTTTCCATTTCTAAACACGTCCTCTATACTTTTAATCCATTTCTTGATGTTTGCTTTCTTTGATTTTTCAAACCATTTGGCCGTTGCCTTTGGATGGCGTGACTTGTAAAAGTTCATCCCTGTACCTTTATAAACGTGTTGCGCATAATCAGTATCGTAAATGACTTGTTTCTTTTCTTTGGCACTATCACCAATACCAGGTGTTTCTCTTAAGTGAGTACGATTATCTAGATTAGAAAAAGGAACGTAAGGATCAGTATCTCTTATTACAGCATTCTTAAGAGTCTGATAAGCTTTATCCTTTGTCCCTTCCAAATCTTTTTTTACTTGAGAAAAGTCAACATCAACAGAAATCTTCAAGAAGCATACACCTCAATAAATTGAATGTCTTTTGTTCCTGGAGGGCGATAACAGGCATATTTATTGATTGAATAGACATTTGTTGTTTTTTTCAATTCATCATAGTCCGTTTCTTTTACCACATCCAAGACAAAATAATCTTCATTTCCAATCGTAAAAGTATTCTTTTTTGACTTGTATTCATGCTGATCAACAAATGTAAGTTCACCACAGTCACTCAAATCAATCGTTAAAAGAACACTGTCCGCATCAGAAATACCCTTGTTTGATTGTGTAATGCCATAGTTTTCATCAAAGCCAACATTTTCAAGAACGTATGGAATAAAAGTATCTTCATCAACTTTATGAATCAAAGTAACAGTAAAAGGCCTTAAAATACGAGGAGAGCTAATCATATCGTTTGGCCACCCTGCACATAAGACCTTTTCTTCTCAATTCACTTTTAATCATATAAGCTGAAACGGATGAAAAAGGAATACCATTGAATTTGTTGCCCCTATCGCCATAGCTATAATTAAATCCGTCTTTCGATACACTTTGTAAATCTAAATCGCTTGTGCCATTTAGAGCGTTCAAACCACCATTTGCTTGAAGATAATCGATTTGATAGCATACTGCTCGTTTAAGCTCCAAACAGTAATAATCGATATTTTTCTCTAATGCCCATGGTGCAATGAATTGTTCAGCGTAACCCTTGACTAAATCAATTACAGGTTCAACAAGGTCCTCAAATTCAGGCTGACATATTTTTCCTTTGAATGTATCTACGTAATATTCATAAGAAACCTTCATACTATTCTTCTGCTGTATCTTTCTTAGCTTTAGATGCTTTTGCTGGAGTTTTAGCACCTGCTTCTAATTCTTCAACTTTTGTTGTCAATTCAGCATTTTGTGCTTCTAATTCCGCGATTCTTGCATCTTTTTCTTTTACTTGTGCTTTTAAAGATGAATATTCTCTTTTAAAATCTGCTAAAGAAACTGGGTCACCTTTTTTAATGACTTCACCAGATTCTTCATCAATATGATCATAACCACGAGCAACATAGTCATCAACTCTATGTGGCTCGATTGTAAGGATTCTATTTCCTTTTCTTACTTGTGACATAGATCATCCTCCTCTTTATTGTTTTTCAACTGCAAATTGAATTGAATTTACTTTTTTCTTTAAAACAAATACATCTTCATGTGATTCTTCATAGTAGACCCATTTTCCTTCAGACATTGCAGATGGTTCATCTAATTTAGCAAATTCATAGTTGATTGGTGTAATGACTGCTAATGGATGCACCATGAACATTTTGATTTGTTTTGCAGAAACTGCAGGTTTATACCCTTGTGTGAAGTCATATACAGTTTTCATTAATTCTGATGGAACTTCAACGATTTTAACCAAGTCTAAGTTAGCGATAGTTCTGTTTAATTTATTTTCAGCATCACCAATGATTACAGTTCTAGCTAATTTTTCAGCTTGTTTTAACATTGCATTGTAAACTGGTGTGATATATAAGATTCTTCCTGTAGATGGAACACGTGCTTCAGCCATGTTGATCATCATTTTATCAAAATATTCTAAGATATTTGCTGCTGTGATTTCATCAGTAATAGGTGTTTGACCTAATTCTTGATATTCAGCATAGATTTTAGAAACACAATATACGTCCATTTCAGGGAATTTTTGTTCTTGGTTGAATGTTTCAGTAATATTACCGATTGAAACAGCCATATTTGTTTGATCAATATCTTTTGGGTGTACCAAAGTAGACCATTTTCTTTCATTGGTTAAAGTTAATGGTGTCCATGCGTTATTGTAGTTTCTAGTTGCATTGGCAATTGTATCTCTTGTTGAATCTACACGTCCTGTAGTTTCTAATGTTGGGATTTCAATTGTTCTTGCATTGACCCATCTATATTTTTGGTTATTTGGAGTATTGAATAAATCTCCGAAATAAAGCGCATAAGGCCAAGCTTGTTCTAACGCTTGTTGATATGCATGTGCATAGTTTACTGCTGCCATATTTAATTTCCTCCTGATCTGTTATTCTTTTGGCATTGCTCTGACACCTGCAAAATGGAAACCAAATGCATTCGCATTGTTTTCTCCTCCAGGTGCTCCTTTAGAAGCAGTACCTTTTGTAAATGTTGGTAATGAAGGTTCATCTTTAGTTTTTTCAACAACGAATGCTCCTGCATCCGATTCTTTTAAACCATTGATATATTCATCCGCTCCAATGAATTTGCCGTCTTTCAATTCAAAGTTTTGTTCCTTGAATTGAGAAATGATTCCACGTTTGGCACTTTCAGAAGTAAAGTTCATTCCTGCAAAGTATGAGTTAGTAGCAAAGTCTCTTTCTTGTTGAGTCAATTTATTGTTCAACTCTGCAGTTTCATCCTTATATTTCTTTTCCCATTCAGCAGCGGAATTCTTGATGCCTTCAATATCCATATCCTTGTATGATTTGATTTGCTTGTTCGCATCATTCAAGGAGTTTTGAGCTGATTCATATTTTGTATTCAATGTTTCTAGCTCTTTTGTTTTTGATTCGACTTCCTTGCGGTATTTTTCAATATCATTACCGTTTTCAGTCATGATTTGATTAACTTGTTCATCTGTTAATCCTAAATTCTTTAAAAATTCTCTTTTCATAAGATCCTTTCATTCACTACGCTTTAGTACGCTGGTTGCATCAGCCTGTGTGGTTGCAGTTTTACGAGTTGCCCACCTCAAAATTCGTTTTCTTTGTGTCTTGCTATGTTGTTTTCAGTTTTTGGGTACAAAAAAAGAAAATATCAGCTTCTATTGCCGTATTTCCTTTTATTTCTCTCTAGTGCTTTTGTTTTGCTTTTAGGTGGCGGTACGTAGCAATCGTATTTTTCATGACGAACACGACCGCAAATCATACACATATACTGTATTTTCTTAACAATAACGTGTCTTTTCTTATCAAAATATTGAATAGTATGATATTCAAATTCTTGATGATGATGTGGTCTTAATCCTTCAGCCATTGAAAAACACCTCCTTTCTTCCAAAATTGCGTATAGAAAAAGCGAGTCTTTTAAACTCGCTTTATATTCATATTTAATTTTTAATCTAATACCATTGATAATTGACTATTGTATTCTTTGATTTTCAAGCTTGTATTGACTTCAGGAGACCACGATTCCAAATAATTTTTAGCATTTTCATAATCGGTCTTTAGTGTATCTCGATATGAGCCTAATTTGAAATAGTTCTTGTAATCTCTCCAGATGTTACTGAAAATCTTTCTGCTCATTAGTTGATAAGCTCTTGAATCAATACCGCCCAATGTTCTAATTGCTGTTGTTTTAGCAACTTTTTCAAGCGTATGTTGTTGTGAGCTATCAATTGTTGTTGATTTTTCTAAATCAGATACCTTTTCTTCAAGAACATCAACTCTTTGAGCTGTCTCTTCTTGAACCTTAACACTCAAGAACAAGATTTCTCTATCAGTTTTTGGAAGTTTGATTTTTTGTTCCATTTCAGCAAAACGATTAACATATTTAGCAGTGAAGATTACACCTTTTTCACCAGTCAATTTGTTTGCTACCATTTCACAACCTTTCTTGGTTAATAAATAACAAGGTTGTTCTTTATTTTGATTATTAACATATGTGCTTGGTACAAAGAATTGAGGACTGCTTAATTTT